TCAGGAAGAAGAGGGGCTGTCCGGAGAATCTGGTTCCTTCTTCTTCCGCTTATTCATCTGCTTCGCTTCCCAGAACAGCCCGGTGAGGACATCCTTGATGCGCTGCTTGTCCTCGGCGTCCAGCGGAATGCCGTCGAACATCAGCTCCCCGTCTTCCTCCAGCATTTTCTTGAAATCCCGCTTGTCCTTATAGGTCGCCCATGCTGGCACTTCCTCCTGCAATCCTTCAGGAGCCCCGTCTGTTTCCCAAAACCCTGCTGCGCTCATCAGTTCGCCGTAAGGAACCTCCAGCGCGTCCGCGAGCTTCCGGATGGTCGGCGGTTTGGGCACGCCCCGAATCCCGTTCTCCATGCGGGAAATTTGCGAATTGCTGATGCCCGATGCTTCGGCAAGCTGGTTGATCGTCATGCCCTTCTGTTCGCGCAGCCGCTTAAGCACGGCTCCGAATTCTTTTTCCACGGTTTAGCCACTCCTTCTATGACGATATGGATATCTGTTTCTATCCGTTACTATAAAGTAATGTTGCCAAAAGGTAAAGCAATAGAATGATATAGATACCAAATGGCATAAAAGAAAAAGGAATTCGAAGCGAGACGGTGGTTATGCCGTGATTTTCGGATTTTACGAGATACCCAAAAAGTGGTATGTTAACATCATTATACGAACAAAAATGCGAACAAGCCACTGTTTTTTTAGGTAAACATCCATGAAGGAGCGTGTTTGAATATGGATCAAATGCTGCCGCAGCTGGACCGCCGCAAGACGCAGGCCGCCGTTGAAGCGGTTTTGGAGAAATACCGGATCTATAAAACGATTACGTTTGAAGTCAGGGAAGCGAGCGTTACCGCCTCCTATACCGAACGGTTTCACGGACCGACCAATGTGACCTCGGACCAGACGGCGCAGGTCGCCGTATACAATGTAGAAGCGCCTGCGGTCCGCCAGGCATACTGCCGGATGATCGAGGCGATCGTGGAACGGCTGAGCGAACGGGAACAGATGCTGATCCGCGAACGGTACATGAAGGAAGACGACGTCTTCGACTATAAAGTCTACAATTACGTGCTCGATCCGCCGGTCAGTAAGGACACGTACACGAAAATACGAACGCGTGCCTTCTATAAAATGGCGCTGGCGTTTGCGGACCGCGGGCTGCTGACATTGTCCGAGCTTCAAAAAGCCAAAGCCTGCAATTCCAAATGAAAGCCGCTTATGAGCGGGACAAGCCGGGGACCGGAGGTTCTGCGGCTTTTTTTCTTTATCTAATGGGGAGCGGGAGTTTCGGGGGATGAATCGGCCGCAGAAGTGCTGATCCTCACATTTTCATTTGGAATAAAAAGGATGTAAAAATGCGAACATACATTCGTACTATTTTCCGCCGATAACCGTCCGAACCGCCGTCAGCGTTTTCAAATCCGGGGTGTAAGATTATATCATCGGGAATGAAGCAAAGGGACGTACCGAACACAATCAGTGGATGTTAAGCTGGCCGGAATGGCTGGTTTTTTTGCGGACTTCGTTGCCCGATGGCTTTGATACAGGAGAAAGGAGGGGGCCGAGTTGATACAGATTCAGCAGACACATAAGAATGGAAGGGGCTGTGACGCAAAAGAAACGGATCGGCGGGTAGTAGTATGAGGGAAGCCGTTAAACAGGCAGTCGCCGCCTTGATTCCCGAGCTGGAAGGCCGGATCTACGATGTGCAGCCGCGAGCAGAAGGGGACGACGGGCCATGCGCTGTTCTCACCCTGGGTGAGGAGATTTGGAAGTCGGCCTGGGCGGGTTACCGGCAGGTGGTGCGAGTAAAGCTCTACAGCGGCAGTGCCGGGATATCCCAGCTGGATGCCTGGGCACAGCAGCTGGTTCGGGGGCTGCAGCGCCAAAGAATAGCAGGTCCGGATCCGGAAGCGATCCTGCTGCACTACTTGGGCGTTCCGGAAGCGGACGCGCTTGATCCGGCCTCCGGCGGCATCATCCGGTGCCTCAGGTTCGGTGCGTACCTGCCGGAGGCTTCGGGAGCCGAAACGCCTGCTCCGCCGGATGCATGGCTCAGCGCCTTGGCGGGATGGACACGGGGCAAGCTGGCTGACCTGTGGCAGGTCTACGAAACGTCATGGCCCGCGGACCGGGAGGAGCATGCCGTATTGTGGCGCCTGGCCGGCTGTGAGACGAAGATGGCGGGGGCTTCGATGTACGAGATCCGCAAGACGTTTGTGGGGCATTTGGCGGCACCGTTCCCGGAGACCGAGCATCATGCCTCGGTCGTATTGGTGGAGGAGCTGGGGGCACAGACCCAACTGCCGCTTGGTGACGGGGAACGCCGCTACCTTTCAGTAGCGGAAGTTTCCGCGAATATGCAGGCCGACGCCATACTGGATGGGCAGCTTAAGCTGACCCTGGTGCAGCGGCGGATGCGTCCTGCGGAGGAAGCGGCGCTGATCCGCCGCGTTGCCGTTCAACCTATCATGAAATGAGGTGGCCCGATATGGGCGTAAAGAAAATTTCGAAAACCCCGGAAGCCGGAAGCGGCATGCCGAGGTATGAGCTCGATGAACTGAAGGCGCAGGCCAAGGAGCTGTTCGGGGTCCGGGCAGAGGTCGTGGCAGCTGCTATGCATGACACGGACGGTCAGCATTTTTCGATTGCCGAGGTACAGGGAAAGATCCAACAATTCATGAAAGCGAAGGTGGTCTAACTTATGGCAGGTGGAACTTGGGAAAGCACAAATCAACCGGTGCTACCGGGATTGTATATGAACTTTAAAGCAGCGGCAACGTCGGCCATTCAAGGCGGCAGCCGCGGAACGGTGATCGTGCCGGTCAAAGCCAATTGGGGTCCGGTCCGCGAGTTCGTGGAGATCGGCAGCGAGCAGGCGATTGCTGCGACGTTTGCCGCGGATAGCGAAAATGGGGCGACCGCCTACGCGGCCCTCTATCTGGCGCTGCTCGGCGGTCCGAAGAAGCTGCTGGCCTACCGCCTGGCGGACGATACGGCCCAGGCGGCGGCCGTGACGCTGCAGAGCGGCGATGCTGCGCCTGCCGCCGTCTTGAAGCTGACGGCGAAGCACCCGGGCAGCCGCGGCAACGGCTTCACCGTGACGGTGCAGCCTGCGCTCGGGAATCCGGCCGCAAAGGAGCTGCGCCTGTATGAAGGCGCCAAGCTGCTCGGCACCTTCACCGGCGCCGACGGCACGGCCGCTTCCTTGGCCGCGAGCATCAACGGCGGCAATGACTGGGTCACTGCCGAGGCAGTGGATGGAGGCGGTGTACCGGCAGACGTCAGCGGACTGGCGCTGACCGGCGGCGCGAGCGGCATCGGGGGCCTGACGAACGCCGATTACGTCTCCATGCAGGAGGCCGCCGAAGGCCAGGACTTCGACCTGCTGGCGCTCGACTATGCCGCCGACATGGCGCTGCTGCAGAGCTTTGCCGCCTGGATCAAGCGGCTGCGCGGCGAAGGCAGCGGCGTCATGGCCGTCTTCGGAAGCAGCGCGGCCGATGACGTGTCGAAGGATGCGGCCGATCTGGCGGCGGCCCGCTCCCTGGCCTTGAACCACGAGGGCATCGTCAACGTGGGCACCGGCGTCCGTCTGTCCGGGACGGACTACAGCTCTGCGCAGACGGCCGCTTATGTGGCCGGCCTGATCGCGGGCCAGCGCCTGAACCAGTCCGCGACGTACGCGGTCACGCCGTTCGAGGACGTTACCCGGCGCTGGACGCGCTCCGAGCAGGAGCAGGCCGTGAAGAGCGGCGTGTTCCTGCTCTTCTTTGACGGCCGCCAGGTGAAGGCGCTGCGCGGCATTAACACTCTGGCGACGCCGGCCGAGGGCCAGAGCAGCGCCTGGAAGAAGATCCGCTCCATCCGCGTCATGGACGCGATCAATGCGGATCTGCAGCGGGCGGCGGAGCAGACGTACATCGGCCGCGTGAACAACACGGAAGAAGGGCGCCTCGCCCTGATCGGCGCGGTCAAGGAGTACCTCGGCCAGCTGGCACTGAGCAGCGTCATTGAGTCGGATGGCTATGACGTCATCCTCGATCCGGCCTACTACGGCGATTCCGCGGTGAAGCAGCCGGAGCCGGATCAGGTGTTCCTGCAGTGGAACGTAAAGCTGACGGACGTGATGGAGCAGCTGTTCGGCACCTTTTACGTGCAGTGATGGAAGAGCCGCGGTCTTTTTTTAACTCATGCAAGCTATGAAAAAACTATGAATAACTCTGAGGAGGAACCCCTATGTTGGATGCTTCAAAAGTCATTCTCGGCACGTACGGCCAGGCCTATATCGACGGTGTATGGCAGACGCACATTAACAAGCTCGAAGCCAGCGTCGAAATCGAAAAGCGCGAGCTCAAGCTGGTAGGCAGCGACTGGACGGTCCACAAAAGCGGCAGCAAAAAAGGAACCGGCACGATGAGCGGCTACAAAGTGACCTCGGACATGATCAACCGCGGCTTCACGAAGTTTGAAATCATCTCCAAGCTGGACGATCCCGAGTCCTACGGACACGAGCGCGTCCGCCTGATCCGCTGCATGCCTGACAAAATCCAGCTGGCCAACTGGACCGCCGGCGAGGAAGTGCAGGAGGAAACGACGTTTACCTTTGAAGGGTACGAGCTGCTGGACCCGATCACGGCGGACTAAGGAGTTCAGAGAAATAGCTGCAAAACTGAAAAAGTTTACTTCATCCACCCGAAGTCACCATTTTAGAAGAAGATAGAAGCAAAAGTGCACTGACTTCTGGTGGAATTCGCGAAATGGCGGGTTGGCCGGAAATGAAGCTGCACTTTTGCGCTTATGGGTGTTCTTTTCGTGAACCAGAACTGGCGCACCTATCGTACGGCCTGATTGGATACGCAAAAGGGCTGAGTAAGTAATCTTTTCAAGGAGTAAAACTCTCAACATCATCCCTTTAGGGACATAAACCATTCAGCAAATGAAGGAGAGGAAGACGCATGAGCTTGCAGGATAACTGGAGCGAGGAACAAATTTTGGACAGCCTGTTTGAGGCGGCGGAGAAGCTGCCGGAGGAGACTGTGCGCATCAAGCGCCTGGATATGCAGATCGTGCTGCACGGCCTGACTTCGAGCAAGGTGGACAGCATCCGTGAGCGGTGTACGGTCCGCCGGACGGTGAAAGGGGCGGTGGACGAAAAGGTCGATACCGAAACGTTCAACGCGCTGCTTATCTCCGAAGCTACCGGCAAGCTGGAAGTGAAGGGGCTTACGCTAAACGGCTGGGGCGATCCGCGGATCACAAGCCGATTGAAGCTGTCGGGCGGGGAGCAGGCGGTACGCCGCATGCTGCTGGCCGGGGAGCTGGACGCCGTCGGCGACAAGGTGCTGGAGCTGTCCGGTTTCGGGGTCGAGATCGCTGACCTAAAAAACTGATCGGCTCCGGGGGAATGACGACGATGCTGTACCACCTGTGGGCCCGGCATCACCTTCGTCCCGGAGAGTTTTGGCGGCTCCCGCGCGGGGAGCGGCTGCTGCTGCTCGCTTTTTCCCAGGAAGAAATCGAACAGATGGCAGCCATGAATCAAGGTTAAGGAGGTGAAGAATTCATGGCAGAAACGTTAAATTACCGGCTGAATCTCGTGATCGATCCGAAAAACATAATCAAGGCGAACCGGGAGCTGCGGGCGATGGAGCGGTATTTTGAACGGATTCAGGGGCGGGTGCTGAAGATCGGGAGAACCCGTATGGTTCCCGAAATTGCGCTGAAGGACACTGCTTCGAAAGGGCTGGACAGCCTGCTGGAAAAAATCAACCGCGTGAAATCGCAGGTTATCCGGGCGACGGCGACTGTAGATGTTGCAGTAGGTGGGGGAGCGTTAGGCGGAAAGATTGATTTTTCCACTCTCGTTACAGCGCTTCAGGAAAACTCGGCCGCTGTCAAAAAGCTCACGGAAACGATAGGGGAGCTGAAGATCGGCGGTGGGGAGAAGAAGGACGGCCCAAAGTCCACTTCTGACAAAATCAAGGATGTATTTTCTGCACTAAAAAACTTTGGCGGAGGGTTGAAGAGCGCAGGGGAAATCCCGGATAAAGGCAAAGCCATCAAAAAGGCTTGGAAAGGCGAGGACAAGGATAAGGAGAAAAAGGACCTGGCGGCCGACCCTGATGCTGCCAAAAGGGAAACTCCTCTAAGGACAGAAACTTATAAGCGGAAAAAGACCTTGGGCCGAGCGTGGAAAACGATGGGCGCAGCGGGTGATTTCATCGGTACCATTGGTTCTGCTGGTGAAGGCGTTATCAGCGGAATACAGGGGTTGTGGGAAAGTGGAAAGGAATTCTTCGGTGGCAGTAAAAACAGTGCAATCGCCAATTCAGTTACAAAAGCTGCCCAAAGCAGCGGGATCGCTGCTTCTACCGTAAAAGCTATTGGAAGCAGTGGAATTATGACTTCAGCCGCCAAGGGCACAGGCGAAAATCTGCCGGGGGTCCTTGGATTCGTAGCCGATGCCATATCCATTATGACCGCAAAGACCGGGAAAGAGCGGGCTCAAGCCATTGGGTCCTCCGTCGGGAGCAGCGTCGGAACGGTTTTGGGAGGCTTTTTAGGATCGGTTATTCCTGGTGGAGGAACGGCGGTCGGAGCAATGCTGGGTGGTGCAGCCGGAGGTTATTTAGGAGACAAGGTTGGCGGCTGGGTCTCGGGCCTGTTCTCGAAAAAGAAGAAAAAGGACAAGCCGGCTTCCGTAGAACCTGAATCCAGCATAGGATCTGCACCGGCTGTGTCAATAGTAATGCCGTATGGACAATATGCTTCACCTGCATGGAAAGCCCAAAAAGGGTTACCGGGAATGATCTACCCGAACAGGTATGTTCCCCCACCCTCCCCCCTCCCGCCATCCTACAAAACCTACGGTCCCTACCTTCCCGGAGTCCAAGGCCCGGCCGTTCCTATGGGAACAGGCCCACGGCTGCAGGCTGCAACCGGAGGCGGGAAACCGGGAATTGGGGGCAACGGAGGCGGCAAAACGACGCCGCAGCTCGTGCAGATCAGTCCGGAGCAGATGTCCGCGCTGTCGGGGTTCCTGAAGGATTTTAAAACGGAAACCAACTACAATCTCCCGGCCGGTGCAGTGCAGGTGACTGTGCATGAAGAGACGCCTATAGATGTGGAGGGCCTGATCCTCCAGATCGGGCAGCGCCTGCGTTCGGAGTTTGCCAAAGCTGCGCAGAACCGCAAACCGGGGGCGAAAGCATATGTGTAACGACGTTTCCAGAGAGGAGGAACTGCTTTGGATTTGGTGTTAATGACCGGGAAAGGTGAACGATTCACGTTTCCGGTCAATCCGGAGGAAGTGATCATTTCCAGGCAAAAGGGCTACGATACCGCCAACATTCTCTCGTCCGGGGAGTTCGATTTTCCGCAGGGGGACCGGATTAAGGAAATCTCGTTTTCCTCCTTTTTTCCGAAAGTGTACGACGAATCCTTCTGCAAAGGGGGAGAGAGCGAGCTGCCTGATCCGCAGGTGGCGATGAACAAACTGAACGATTTTTTGGTGATGAAAACCCCGCTCCGGTTTGTCATCAGCGAAGCCGGGATCAATGTGCCCGTGTTCGTGGCCTCCCATCAAACGACGTTCCGGGGCGGGGAGCCGGGGGACGTGTATTTCGACATCACGCTCCGCACGTGGAGAGAGCTTAAGGTGGCGAAAACGGCTGCCAGCGGCACCGGCGGCGGGACGGCAGTCAACAAAAAGCAGCGCACTGACATGAAGGAGGAAAACAAAACCTACACGGTCAAGGCGGGAGACTCCCTTTCCAAAATTGCCAAACTGGAGCTCGGCGACAGCTCAAAGTGGAATCAGATCTACAAGCTGAACCAGAAGGCAATCGGCAAAGATCCGAACGCCATTAAGCCGGGGCAGAAGCTGGTGCTGTCATGAGTTACAAGGTGATTTTGCAGGACAAATACGATTTGACCCCATTGGTGGAGGCGATCAACCTGCGCGATTCGCTGGAGCAGATCGCTTACCAGGGCACGGTCAACTTGGTGGTGACGCCGGATTTGCCCCCGATCACACCGGGCATGGCGATCCGCATCAGCGGCATTCCTTACGGGAAAAAGGATTACGTCACCCTGCTCCATCCTGCGGTCGTGTGGGAGGTCGAGACGACGAACAACGGCATGAAGCGGATGACTATAACACTGTACGACCGGACCGTTTATTTGGACAAATCGGAGGACGAGTATTTGTTCCCGGCGAAGCAGACGGCGACGCAGCGCTTTAAAAAGTATGCCGCCGACTGGAATTTGAAAATCGCCAAGCTGCCGGATACCGGCAAGGAGCTGGGCCGGGCAGTATACCGGACGCAGTCGCTGTATGCCAGCATGTTTGCTGATTTACGGGCGACCGCTAAAGCTGGCGGGAAGCTGTATCATCCTCGGATGATCGCCTCCGGCCTGGAGCTGTACGAGCTGGGTACGAACCCGGACGTGTACGTTCTTGAGGCGGTAACCGATACGATGCAGACGCGTACGCTGGAAGGGGCGGCGACGAAGGTGAAGGTGCTGGCGACCACGGCGAGCGAGACGGGCAAAGAGGTTCCTTCCATAGTCCTCGCCATTGAAGAAAAGGACGTAGCCAAGTACGGCCAGCTCCAGGCGATTATCCAGGACGACGAGGTGAAAAACGGAGCAGCCGCCCGCGAGCTCGCCCGCAGCAAGCTGCGCGGCATCCAGGAGACGATCACCGTCAACGTACCGGATATCAACACGATCCGCGCAGGCGATGCGGTCATGCTGGGCCAAGTGCAGCTGATCGTCATCTCGGTCAGCCGCGAGCTGGGCAACCCGGGCAGCATGTCGCTGGAGCTCGGAACCTACGACGACGTCAAAAGGAGGTTTTACCTTGAATAAAGACCCGTATGGACAGCTTGCATCCTCATTGTACGCTTCGGTCGGCAAGCACACGCGACAGGCGCTCGGCGGCGTCGGGGCGGTGCTGGGGACGATCACGTCGACGGGGCTGAAGCTGGACGATTTCAAGCATGAAATGCAGGGCTACATGGTGGCCGAGCTGCCCGGGCTGCTTGCGCTGCCGCGTTATATGGCAATTGGAGCATCTGGGGTACGGACAGATTCCCCGAACTGGGGGAGCGTGGCGATGGCTACGTCATTTTATTTTGACGAGACCGAAGTTCCGGATGCTGCGCTGAAGCTGAGTGCCGGGCTTAAGCCCGGAGACCGGGTGCTGGCCGTCCGCGTAAACGGTGGGGATGACGTGGTCGTCGTCTGTAGGGTGGTGAGCGGCCGTGGCTAATTTGTTTCCGGAGACGGAAGACATGGTGTGGACCGATGATGCGGAGACGGAACTCCTGGAGGGGAGCGGGGCGGTGTTTGGAAGGAGCTGGCGGTTCGATTTTGACGCCGGGGAATTCGTCATGTCTCCCACCCGTAAAATCGCCGTCGCGGATGAAAGGGAAGCCTGGGTAACCTGGTGCGAAAAAGCCATCCGTACCCCGCGCTACCGCCATCTCATCTATTCCAGGGACTACGGCAGCGAACTGGAGGATCTGGTTGGCAGCGGCTACGATCATGCTCTTCTCGAGAGCGAAATCCGGCGGATGGTTTCCGAGGCGCTCTTGGCGGATGCGCGGACGGAGAGCGTGGATCAGTTCGAGTTTGCGTGGGAAGGCGAGGCCTGCCGCTTCAGCTGCCGCATTCAGAGCGTCCGGGACGAGATTGAAATCATAGAAAGCGTGGTGATCTGATGGCGGACTTGCCGCTTTTTTTGCAGGATCAGACGGAAGAGAACATTATGAGCCGCATGCTGGCGAAGGTGCCTTCGGATATCGACAAGTCCGAGGGCTCTTTTATTTGGGACGCGCAGGCGCCGGTGGCGTTCATGCTGTCCGAGGCGGCGCTGTGGGCACAGGAGGTGCTGAGGCGGGGGTTTGCGAGAACGGCCTTTGGAGAGTACCTGACCTTAAGAACGGCAGAGCGCGGGGTGAACCGGAGAGCAGCGGTGCCTGCGACCGGGATCGTGAAGTTTATGGGGCAGCCGGGAAAAAAACTGGCGAAGGGAACTTTGATTGCCACGCCGGCCGACGAAATCACGGGAGAGTCCAGTATTGAGTATCAAACAACCGCCGACGTGACGCTGGATAGCAGCGGCGAGGGCCTGGCGCCTATCACTGCTTTAGTGGCGGGCAGCCAGGGGAATGTCCCGGCAGGCGTCATTGAGGTGATGCTGGTTCCAACCAGCGGCATCATTTCGGTAACCAATCCGGCAGCAGTAACTGGCGGCGCCGATGAGGAGTCGGATGAGTCCTTATTGGAACGATACTATGCCGAAATCCGAAACCAGGGCACCAGCGGCAACAAAGCACAATATATCCAGTGGGCCAATGAGGTTCCCGGCGTGGGAGGAGTGCAGGTCGCTCCGTTATGGCAGGGTCCGGGGACCGTAGGCATTTATTTGGTCGATATGGACAAGCGCGCAGCCAGTTCGGCGATCGTTGAAGCTGTTCAGCAGTATATTGATCCAACCATGGACGGTCAGGGGGAAGGAAAAGCTCCAGCTGGACCGGTTGTAACGGTGATGCCCGCAAAAGAGGTACCGATCGATATCTCGGTCCAGCTCACTTTGGCTGACGGTGCAACCTTAGACATGGTCAAGGAGCAGATGATCGGGGGGATTACCGCTTATCTGAAACAGCTGGCTTTTGCCGATCCGCTTGTCCGCTTTACCCGAATTGCTGCCATTCTGCTTGATATCCCGCCGATTATTGATTATTCCAATCTGACGGTCAACGGCGCCGTGGATACGAATATCCAAATCAGTCCTGGGGAAGTAGCCGTATTGGGGGCGGTGGACGTTCATGAGTGACGCTACATTTACAAGCTCTCGTGGTGCCGAACTGTTCTCCTATCTGCCAGCTTACTACGAATTCAGCCGGGTCATTCGAGCTGATGTGGATGCAAAAGGCGCGGAGATGGATGCTCTTTATTCAGCTCTGAATGAGACGTTGGAGCAGTTTTTTGTGAAGACAGCGACGTGGGGGTTGGATCTGTGGGAGGCGGAGCTGGGGATACCTACGGATAAGAATAAGCCGATTGATCAAAGACGCTCTTATGTTGAATCCAAGCTGAGAGGCAGCGGCAAGGTTTCGGGTTCGATGATCAAAAATGTGGCACAGGCCTACGACGGCGGGGAAGTTAGTGTACTGATTTCGCCGGGTGAGTATAAAATTACCGTTACTTTTATTGGTACGCGAGGTATACCCGCGAATTTGGAAGACTTGAAGGCAGTCATGGAAGAAATAAAGCCTGCTCATATGTCGTTAGAGTATAAATTCACTTATTTAACGTGGGACGAGCTGGACAAAGCGAAGAAGTCTTGGGATCAAACAGATGCGCTCAATCTTACCTGGGATGAATGGGAGAAATATAGACCGTAAAGGAGGAGATAAGGCATGGCTAATACTTTACCGAGCGGTATCCAGCGACCAGAGGGCTCTGATAATAACAATCTGGCCGCATACAATGCAAACTTGGATATTATTGATTTTCTGAACCGGCCATACCAGGAGAAGGTGGATACATCGTCTTGGGACGCAGACGCGCAGGTCTACACAAAGGTTCAATACTTTCGGCCAGAAGATGGCAGCGTCGCAATCAGCTGTCAGCTGTCGAACAAGAACAGCAGTGGCAGATACACGACGGACACCTGGACGCTGGGCATGCCTGGGGGCACCAAGACACGGACATGGACGCTGACCTACGACAGCGCTGGGAACGTCGTAAACAAGACGTACACCGACAGCTAAGGAAGGAGGAGAGAGCATGCCAAGCATTACAGACACGCTTAGGGCGCGAGGGGTTGGCAGCGGAGGCGCTGGGATCAAACAAGAAGATCTGACGGCTCTTATCGACATTACGAACACAGCCGAGGCGAACAACGACGCAATCAAGCTGGACGTCGTGAACAAGCTGAACGCACTGAACCCGGCGCTCAACCTAACAACTGCAGCCTCTTGGTCGACGATCCGCGCAGCGATCGGCAGCATGCAGTATAGAGGGGCGCAGACGATCACCCCAGGGCCCAATGACATTACGATCCATGCAGGCTATCATAACGGCAGCGGTAAGGTCTCAGCGGTCACGGTTCCGGTAGCCAGCGTCCTGGCATGGACCACGATCGCCGGACAGACGGGCACCATGCCGAACAGGGGCGCGGTTACGATCACGCCTACAGCTGCAGACCAGACGATCGCTGCAGGTTACCACAACGGCGCTGGAGTCGTGAAGGGGGTTGTCGTACCTACGGCCAAGGTTCTGAATGACACGACAATAGCGCAGCAGAAAGGAACCATGCCGTACCTTACAGGGGTTCGGAGCCCTGCAGCTATCACAATCTGGCCCGATAATAGGGACCTAGCTGTCTATCCTGAAAAAGGCTACCAGGACGGAGGCCCTGGGGGCGGGGAAATCAGAATCACAAAAGCCCACCTAGCACAGGCTGACCCGAACTTTATAGCTGCGAACATTGTATCCGGTAAAAATATTTTCGGGCTTGTGGGCACAGCGTCTAGTAGCTGGATCAGAACCGGGTCGCAACAGGGGTCCCTGGGTGCGAAGAAAAACTTCTGGCTGCTCCCAGGGCAATCGAGCGCTGAGGAATACCTGGAGGTATCTTACAACTTCCCATCTACACCGAAATATATCATTGCCTATCGACAAGACAGAACCACCAACAGCGGGTATTCGATGGTATACACTCAGGACGGCAATATCCAGGTAGCTATGAGTATATACGCTGTCGGGCAGGACGGATACGTCAACCAATCAGGGTTCCGAATCCCGACATATGACAACAGCTATACCTATTTCACCTGGATCGCAGTCGGATAAGAAAGGAGGCTAACACATGCCATTACCAAGCAGAGCCAAGCTCCTGGACGTGATTGCCAAGCTGCAGGACCTGACAGGTATTACACAAATTCCTGACCTTAAAGAGGCGCTGCAGTCCAGGGGGATCAACCTCACGGGCAACGAGACCATGGTCGACCTGGTCAAGAACGTGAAGGACAACAACTTCAATAACACGGCGGGCGCTACAGCTGCAGCCGGGAACATTCTCAGCGGTCAGACGGCCTACGTCAAGGGCGTGAAGGTCACGGGGACCATGCCGAACAACGGGGCGGTTACGATCACCCCAGGAGCTGCAGACCAGACAATCCCTGCAGGCTACCACAACGAAAATGGTAAGGTTTTAGCAGTCACGGTTCCGACAGACAAAGTCCTGGAGGGAACGACGATTGCAGGGCAAACGGGGACAATTAAAGATTATTCGTCCTATCTGAACGGCGATAATCATATACCTCCTGTTTCTATCAAGGGCGACGGGCAGGGGAACATTGACATTAACGTGCCCACCGGGTACTACAAAGCCGGGCTAAGCCCTATAGGTCGCGGGGTCCTGCTGGATTACACGAAAGATTATAGACCCGAGAACATCGTATCCGGTAAAAACATTTTCGGGGTTGTGGGTACAGCGCCGGGTAGCTATATTGTTGAGGGGTCGGGGACCTCTGCAGGGGATACAAACGTCTTTGTTCTGGCTAACGGGAGTGCAGCCAGTAAGCAGTATATACAAGTCAATAGGTCCTTTCCGTCAACGCCTATGTACATCATTCTCTGGCGTCAAGATAACGTGACAGCTTACAAGACAATATACATTAGGTCAACGGGGTACTGTTTCATAGGTTTCGATGTTTACGACGACGCACAGAGCACCGCCCTCTGGGCGGATACCACAGGCTTTAAATTGCCTGTAGACTCATACAATACTGTATTTAAGTACGCTGTAATGGGATAAGAAACATAAACAAATCCAAGGGGGATAAAGAAAAATGAAAAAACCCGTACAACATGAAATATTATTTTGAGCTGGAGGCACCAGAGGAAAACACGACCGCCCCAAAAGAGGGATAATCAGAAGCGCCGCAAGGCGTATTTTTTTGCCCTCGGAACCACTCCGGGGGCATCTTATTTCACCAGTTAAAAGGAGGGGAACGCCGTGCCACACGAAAGGGTGAGTGACGTGGAGGAAGCGACCAAAGCTTTGGTGGAGATTCAAATTCAACTCGCACGTATTGATAAAACCTTGGAGCAAGTGCCGACGCTGGCCGCCACGATTGAGACAACCAAGGAACTCGCCCGGGAAGCCATGCAGTCGGTTAAGTCAGCACATCAACGGCTGGACCGGATCGAGGACGGCCAAAAATGGCTGTGGCGGACGGTCAGCGGTGCGGCCATCACGATCGTGATGGGTGCCATCGCAGCCGCCGTTCAGCTTGCAGGACATTAAAAGAGGAGGATGGATGAAACATGGATTGGGATATGATTTGGCAGTTGATCGACCCGAAGCTCCTGATTGTGGTAGCTGTGTGCTGGGTTTTGGGATATGTCATGAAACAGACGCCGTCGGTGCCGGATTGGAGCATTGTGTACATGGTGGTCATCGCCGCCGTATTACTAACGGTTTGGATGCATGGCTGGAACGCGGAGACGTTCATCCAGGGGATTTTGGCGGGAGCCTTTGCCGTATTCGGCCACCAGGTTGTGAAGCAGACGAAGAAAGTAGGGGACTCGGAGTGAATCAAACCGAATTCATCGCCACCCTCGCACCCTGCGCCATAGCCGACATGCAGGCCACCGGTGTTCCAGCTTCCTTAACGATCGCTCAGGCGATTCTGGAATCCAATTGGGGGACAAGCGGTCTCGCCCGACAGGCAAACAACTTGTTTGGCATCAAAGGCAAAGGCACAGCGGGAAGCGTGGAGATACCCACCACGGAGTATGTCAACGACAAGGCTGTGAAGGTGGCAGCGTCTTTTCGCAAATACCACTCCTGGACGGAGTCCATTGCCGACCATTCCAAGCTTTTTCTGAACGGTACCAAGGACAAGCCGACACGGTATCACGGCGTGCTGCACGCAGACTACCGGCAGGCGGCCGAAGCAGTTTGGAAAGGCGGCTACGCGACCGACCCGAAGTACCCATCCAAGCTGATCGCGATTATGGAGCAGTATGGACTGCCTCAATATGACACATGGAAAGGAGATCACATCGAAATGAGTGTTAACATCATGGAGCTGGCACAGCAGCTGGAAGATTTAAAGAAAAAAGCGGAACGCCTGACCCAACTTGAAGTCCTTCTACAAAAGGTGGAGCAGCGGATCTCCACGCTGGAGGCGCGGCAGCAAATGGAGGTACCAGCCTGGGCGGAATCCGCAGTAAACGCAGCGGTTGAGGCGAAAATCATCAGCATCCCGGTGAATGGGAGCTACGATCTATACAGGGTGCTGACGATTTTACAGCGGCTGAAGGTGCTCTAATGAAAACGCGAGTACCTACCATAGATAGAGATAAGTCAGGCAGGAGGGAAATCATAATCTTTTTCATACCAAAGGGAGGCATCCGCTTATGCTGATTTACGAATACCAACCGACCATCCAGACGTTTTCGCTGCTGGAGCCGCTGCTGCCGTGCTGCGTGCGGGAACGCATCAAGGCAATTATGGACGCTGCCCCGGAAGCAATGTTTTTTTGCAAAATCGAGGACCTGAACCCGAGCATCCGCGTGTATCTCCTGGAACACGATCCGGTGGACGACTATACAGAATGCCATCTGGTGTCATGCGACCGGATCGGTCAGGACTATGAATACCTGAGTCTTTCCGTGGAACAGGCCCGTTCCGTGGAAAGGTTCGCAGCCCAGATTCCCGTTATTTCCCGGAGTTAGCAGAAGCTTGCTCGCGTTTGACCCGCTCGTATTCTTCCTCGATCGTTTTGGACAGCAGCTCCGTAGCGGTCATGTTCAGCTTCTTGGCCGCTTCGGCAAGCTGCTTTTTGATGTAGGCAGGCACGTCATAATGAAATTTAACCTTGTTGCCATATGGCATAACCAAACCCTTCTTTTAACCCATTACTTCCTGGTATTTACGCTCGATAATCCGGATCAGCAGCTGGGTTGCGGACATATCCTGCAGCGCCGCCGCTTCGATCAGCTTCTCCTTGATTTCCGGCTGGAACTCGTAAGGCAGATTGAGCTTCGGCTCGGACATGTGGCCTTCCATCGTTTTTTCCGCATCGATCGCGAGCTTCACTAGCTCGTCCAATGTCGAATCCTGGGACGCTTCGCGGCCGTATTTTGGCAGCACCCCGATTAAGCCCTGCAT